TTCTTGCTATGTTCAGTCATATTCATATTACATATCCTCCAGGTCAATATCGCTGTTCATAGCGAGGTAATCAAGCTGTGCCTGTACCCGCATTTTGAACAGTTCATCTTCGGACAGTTCCCGCAGGATGAACCACCACTTGCCATCCGGGTTATCCTCGGGCGGGGTAATCTGCACAAGCTCCGCGTTGTGCAGGGTGTCCGAGTAGGCGCACCCGGTCATATCGCCGTCACTGGCAGAAATATGCACCTCCGATAAATTGCCGTCGAAAATATCCGCCGTGATCTCAGTCTCCGACTGGAAGTTATTGCCGCCCAGCGTCAGGTTTTCAATCAGTGTGCCATCAGCCAGCGCAACCGTCCATGTCCGTGTTTCTTCCATGTTGGCTCCTTCCCGAACAAGTCCTTAAACAAGTTCGTCATATTGCGGATTTGCTGCCTGCTCATGTACTTGTAGTTGGCGCAAATCCATGATTTGTAAGAATTTTCGATTTCCTCATAGGTCATTACTCCGGCATCCATTTTCCGCTTGTACGCTTTGAGCTTCCGCCGTTCTCTCGTGATGGCTTTTGGGCTGATCTTTCGGATAATCCGCCCATCTTCCTGCAAAGAATAAAGCACTTGCAAGTGGCGATACTGGCCGGACAATTTACAGATGTGGGTTTTCTTTTCGTTGATGATAATACCCAGTTTTGCCGCCCACTGTCTTACCCCGGCCATTACCTCTTGCAAATGCTCTTTGCTTTTGTCGATGATGTAAAAATCGTCCGAATATCTTCCATAGCCTTTCACCGCACACACGATCTTGACGTAGTTATCAATGGGCACTGGGAGAAATATTCCTGTGTTTTGTGAAACTTGGTTTCCTATGTCCGCACCCTTCCGCAGCATTTTCTCGCCAGTCAGGGCGGATGCTGGAATGCCAACATTGAGCGTTGAGCGCACCTTTTCATGGTACATTTTCTCGATTTCCTCATCTGAGAAACGAGAAGCATCCAATTCAAAAGTGCGGAATGCCAGCCGCAGTTTGTCCATAACATCCGCCAGTTCTTCCGGGTCTTTGATTTCCCGTGCAAGGTACTGGCCGAACTGCGCCAATGCGATTTCATGTACAATGTTGTCATAGTAGCCGGAGAAGTCCGAGAAGCCGATGCAACCTTCATTGGTGCCCTCCCGCTCATAGTATTTTCGCAGCTGGATTTCAAAGCGGTGCCGATGAAAGGCAACGCCTTTTCCGACCTGCGAGGATGAATTGTCGTACTGTAAATATTTTTGAAGCAGCGGCGTGAGGTATTCGTCGCAGGTAATGTGGTTCACCGCCTTGTCTGCGGTTGCAGCACTCGTGATATACCGTGCGTGTCCTCTTTCTTTGATGCCAAATTTCAAGCCGGGTTCCGGCTTATATGTGCCGTCTTCCATAGCTTTCTGAATATGCGCAGTTTCGATCAGATGATTTATCTCGTACAACTGCGTTTTATATTTGAACATCGACGCTTTCATTGCTTTGGTTCCTGCTTCATGGATATAATTTGCATCTGTGTATTTACTCATATTTCCCTGAAATAAACTGTACAATAGCTCCATCGGTCGTAACCGGGAACGTCACAGTTAGTATTTATCGCAGATTTCCTACGAAAGGATGACCTTTCCTTTCACAGAGCCGCACCGGGCCTTGCCCTTTGTGTGGTTGTGAAATCCAAAAGCCCGGCGACGGGGCGGACACCAGCCTCATTCGAGGCGTTGTTGTAGTTGCAATTCCCGTTGTTGTTCGCGTTGGCGAAATAGGCTGCCGAGACAACGTACAAAAGTCACCCTATTGTGTTATTATTTTCCTTCCATCTGTTTGAAACGCTTTGCATCTGATTTCCGCAGAGCTTTAATTTTGTTCACCAGTTCCTCAATTTTCAGAGCCAGCTTCGTGAACTTGTTAAAATCCGCAGGCAGAGCCTCCGCTACATACTGCAATTCGTCCATCAGCATCCAGCAGGCGGCAATGGCCTTGTCGAGTTCCAGCCGTCGCGCGTCCAATTCCAGCTGGCAGCTCGGCCAGATGGAGTTTGCCGCACGGAGGTGGAGCGGAATGTCGCGGGAAAGATCGTGCATCCGCTTCCGCTCCTGCTCGATCAGCCAAAGGTTGAAGTCTTGTTCCTGCTCCCGGATTTGTGCGACTGCCTTTTCTCGCTCCGGGCCTGCAGGGATGTACTTCGTCATGGCTTCGAGGTGTTTTTCAAACTTTGTCCTGCTATACCCAAAGGTGCGGGCAAGTTCCGTCGTAACCTCTTTGCTGATTTCAAGCGCAAGGTGGTGCGCTTCCAGTCTGGAAGGTGTTCGTTTGTGTACTGGTACAGACGTTTTCTTTCACTTCCTGTCCTGCTCTCAATCCCACGGTACAAGCCCGTGGGATGTTCGATCAGCCGATCAGCCCGGCGACGGGGCGGACACCAGCCTCACTCGAGGCGTAGTCGCAGTAGCAACCCCCGCCGCTGGCCGCGTAGGCGAAATAGGCTGCCGAGACAACGTCTCGCAGCCAGCACCAATAACTACGGGTGAAGCTCAACCACGGTGCCAGCCGGAACAACGGCAGTTGGGATTTGGAGATTGTGTAGTTGTTCGGGATGTTGGTGCCATCAGAAGCGGGCGCAAAAATGTGGCTACCATACATCATGTTCTCATTGGGAAGCTCCACCGTGCTGTCGTACCAGGTACCGCCGGACGGTCTGCCGTTGGAAACGGCGTTCGTCAGATGCTCACGGTGGTTCAGAATGTGGGCAGAGCCAAAGGCAGAATTGAAGGTTGCTTTTGCCTGCGTCAGACCGTTCTTGTACATATCACTGCCCACATAGCCGCCCTCAGTTGTGTTGCTGGCGTTCATGTGGTAGGTGTACAGATGGTTGCGGGGGATGATGACAACATGGTGTGTGGTGCAGGCAGTATCGCCGCACTGATACCAGTAGTCGAAACCGGCCACAATGTAGTCCACGCCGTCGATCTGCCAGTAATCGCCGAGGTAAATATCCTCGAACGTACCAGCTTTGATAGCAGCGGCCTGCTCTGCGGTCAGGCTTCTGCCCAAGTTTTTCCCCCGGTAGATCATATTGTGGGTGCCAGCATTATCCAGGATGCTGATGGCCTTGCCACCGCCGGGCATAACCAGCGGACCCGTCAGCGTACCGCCGGACAGAGGCACATAGGTTTCCTTTGCTTCATCTTGCAAAGCCTTTTTGGTATCGTCGATTTTGGTGTTGATCTGTTTAACCTGATCGTTCACCATCTTCACGGACGCAACCGCGCTCGGGTCAACGGTCACTTTGATGTTGGCGATATTGGAAATTGCCATGACACCGAACAGTTCAATTACGAAGTCGCTGTTCTCGGTGTGGGACGGGATTTCAACGCCGCGGTCATCCTGCATGATAAGGAGCAGCGTTTCATCGCCGTCGGCCAGCTTTGCGTATACACCGACCTGATGCAGGATATAGCCCGCTTCCACATCACCGTTCGTGATCTGGATTTTGATGCGCTTGCCAGCATCGTTGCCGGTGCTGTCGCTTGCATCTTCGATGCCGAGGATTTTAAGGGTCTGCTTTTCCTCCTGCACATCGGTGAGGGCTGCCAGCGAAGCTTCCTCCGTGGTGCCAGAGCCGCCCACGGCCTTGGTGATCGTCATCGTTGCGCCGGACAAGACCTCAGACATCATATCCGTGCCGACGGTTGTAAAGACAGATTTGTTCCAACTCATGTATTCATGCCTCCAATTCTGACTTCAATTTGCTGCCTGTATGCAGCAATGCCCGCCGGAGCCAAGGTTGTTGCCTTGTGATCCGCCGGGCGAATATTTCCTTTGATGTAGGCTGTCATCTGCATCCGTATAGCAGCGCAGCCCACCGGGGCGTATGTGGCAGCCTTGTGGTCCTTCGGCAGCAGGATTCCGATGATCTTCGCCGATTCCTGCTGCCGGGTGCCCCACACTCCCGCCTTTGCGTAGGTCGTGGACAGCAATTCACGGGGGCGCAAGGTGCCAGCGATGGGCACGGCCACACGCTGGGTTGTGCCGTGGTAGCCAGCTCCGACGTAGGCTGTGGTCGTATCGTTGAAGATCAGGTAGCTGATCCCTTCCAGGTGCGCCGTACAGCGGCGGGCATATCCCAGCAGGTCTTCCATTCTCTTGATGGTGTAGTAGGAGATGTCGGCGTTCTCCGTGATGTTGACACGGAGCCGCCAGTGCCCCGGCGTTCCGCCGTAGTCGTACCACTCCACGATCTCCGAGTTGGGATAGATTGCTGAGATTGCCTGCTTCACCGCCCATTCAGTGCCGCAGTACCGCCGCACCTCCATGGCCGTCTTGATGACCCGGCGTTTTGTTTCCACCGGGTAATCATCCCGATACCAGTCCACCTTGAACTGAACCGCCAGAACATCCAGCAGGTCTTCCGGCAAAGAATCTATTGCGGTGTAGACGTGGATGCGCTCGATGACTTTCAGTTCTTTTTTCAGCCGCTCCCGATATACTGCGTCAATGACCTTAACCCAGTGCTTCTCTGCAATGCCGGGCGGCAGACCTTCCAAAAGGCCAGTATCACCGATCTTAATCATCTTCGATACCTCCGTAGGTGATCTTGCACTCCGTCACCTTCGACACCTGGATTTTGGACACCACGGTATCAACCGGGGCAGTCAGCCGCGGGCGTTTCGCCCCGGCCTCCCGCACCCGCATGATGAGTTCCGCCGGGTCGATGTCCAAGCCGATTTTTCTTTGCCAGGTCTTGTATTCCTCCACTGCTTTCTCTACGTTCTCCTGGATCAGTCCTGCATTTTTGACATTGCTGGATGCGATGTAATAGGTCAGGTTGATGCTGTACGGCACTTCCTCCGGGGGAACGCCGACCACAAGATCACCCATCGGCTTCTTTATGTCTGCAAAGTAGCGTTCCAGCTCTCGGCATTCTTCCTCCGTCGGAAGCCGGCCATCTTTCAGCAGGAAATAGATATAGACCGTGTACCCATCCTCGCAGATAGGCTTTGCGGCGGTGACGTCGCTGCGCCAGCTTCGGGCAAAGTATTCATACAGATCGACCGGGCCAGCCACGGACACATTGGACGGCGCAATGTAGGCACGTTCTGTCAGGGAATCGTCGTCCTCTTTTTCCACGCCGCCGCTGGTTACGGAGGTATTCTCCACCGATGCCACATACGGGATCGGGTCAACCAGCACGTTGATCTCGCCAATGGCAATTCCCGTGCTGTCTGCGCCGGCATCTACCGCCACCGCCGGAACATCCACGGTCAACTCACCAGCCGGAATTTCCGCATACTCGCTCGTGATGAAATACCGTTTGTCTGCCGTCCGGGTTTGCGTTCCTTCCGGGATGATCGTTGCACTCGTCCGGGCAGCGGCCAGCGTGAACCGCAACACCGTGGTGGCATATCCAGCCTGCAGGCGTTCCGTTCCCACGAAAGGAACGAGGTTGTCCAGGTTTGCCCCGGTGCTTGTGGGCAGAAGTTCCGCTTTCAGAGCGTTCGTGGCATACTCGATTGTGTGATGGGATCGGTGCGCCAGTGTAAGCAGGACAAGCCGCGCCTCATTGCACCGTGCCAACGGGGTGCTTTCTGTTCCGTCAAGCTCCTTATCGAACTTCGCATACAGAGCCTTGCAGTCTTCAATGGCTTCTTCCAGCGTTTCAGCACCTTCAACTTCAATGTCGGGGAGATTTTCAAAAGCCTTGATCTTAGACAAGTTCGTACACCACCTTCGGGATCACTTCGCCGCGGACGACATCGCTTTCCTGCCAGTCAACCCGCACCACCCGTGCCCGCGGCTCAAACTCTGCTGTCTTCTCGGTCACTTCCCGGACATACAGAGCCTTTGCCACTTCGATGGGCTTATCAAGAAAAACGCCCTGGTCGATACCAAGGCTGCGGTCACCCTCCTGGCTTCCAAGGGGGGTGGAGTACAGTGTGCGCAGGCACCGCGCAACATCCTGTATTTCCTTCTGCGTTGCGCTGTCTTCGGACAGGGCAAGCATCGTGTTGCTGATGTCGATCATACATACTCCTTTATTGTCAGGCTCACCTTGCACTGTACCAGCAGGCCGTGTTTTATCACGGCATCCCAGCTTTCACTTACATCGGTGATTCTGAATCGGTTTTCTGACAGCGGGGCAAAGCCGATGATGAAGTAGTGAACCTCACCGTCTTCCGCCATCTGCGTCAAGCGTTTCAGCATCTTGCGCG